AGACCTAAACCCGACCCCGAGTGTTATAAACTCGCTATAAATAGATATGGAACAGGTGACGAAGAAACCATAATAGGGTTTGAAAATTCGAAGGAAGGAATCGACGCTATATCAAAAGTTACCGACAATGTTTTTCACATTAACCCTAATACTGATTACTTAAAAGTATTAGAAGATATTAGAGTACAATGTCAAAAAAAATTTGGTACGCTCCAAACAAATTCGAAGCATACGGGGAAGAAGAAATAAAAGCGGTAGAAGAGTGTTTACGAGATGGATGGCTTGCCGGTTTTGGTAAAAGAACGACTGAATTTGAAAAGAGAACTGCCGACCTATTTGGGAAAAGGTATGGTTTATTTGTAAATTCGGGGAGTAGTGCAATACTGTTAGGTCTATGTGCACTTAATTTACCTAAAGGTTCTAAAGTGATAACACCTGCGTGTGGATTTTCGACAACTGTAGCACCACTTATGCAACTTGGATTGGAACCTATATTTTGTGATGTCGGGCTAAATACGTACGTTCCATCTGTGAAGCAAATACACGAAGTTATGACACCTGATGTAAAGTGTTTGATATTACCAAATCTCATAGGAAATTTGCCTAAATGGAAAGAAATCCGAGAAGCGTTTCCAGATTTAATACTTTTTGAAGATTCTGCGGATACTATTACACATACACCGTATTCTGATATAAGTACTACGAGTTTTTACGCGAGTCATGTCATAACTGCGGGTGGAATAGGGGGTATGGTAATGTTTAATGACGAAGATCAATATAAGAGAGCTATAATGTTTCGAGATTGGGGAAGGATAGGTGATAATATAGAAGAACCGAGCGAACGCTTTAACCATTTGGTGGATGACATCCCATACGATTGGAAATTTTTATACGGTGTGGCTGGCTATCATCTAAAAGCCTGTGAAATGAATTCTGCATTTGGTCTTGTTCAGTTGGATAAACTCGACAAATTTCTACAAATTCGAAGAAAGAATATAGAACGTTACATAGAAAATCTAAAGGATTGTTCGTATTATACGTTACCAGACGATTCCGAGATTCCGAATTGGCTCGCTATGCCTTTACAGTGTTCGGATCGGTTAGAATTGGTTAATTTTATGGAAAATAATAACGTACAAACACGGGTTACTTTTGCGGGAAATATCACGAGGCATCCTGCATTTAGAAAATATATGAATACCTTCGAAAATGCCGATACTATAATGAAGGATGGATTTTTACTAGGTGCACATCACGGAATGACGATCGAAGATGTGGATCATGTGTGTAATTTATTAAAGAAATTTGCTGATACTAAGTAAATGAGTATACTTGTTACAGGCGGGTGTGGTTTCATAGCATCTAACTTTCTTAATGTCATGAAACGAAGATACCCAATGTTACATTTTGTAAATATAGATAAACTTGATTATTGTTCTAATATACACAGTGTAGACGAAGGTGTTGCTACCTTTATACAGGGTAATATATGTCATCCCGAATTTGTCGAAAATGTAATAAAACAATATAAATTTGAAACCATATTTCACTTCGCAGCACAAAGTCATGTAGATAATTCATTCGAAGACCCTACCAGTTTTACCATAGATAACACGTACGGTACACACGTTTTACTTGAATCGTGTAGAAAACATATACCAAACGTCGAAATTATTCATTTTAGTACAGATGAAGTATATGGAGAATCTACCACTGATATTCCGTACACAGAAAAAAGTATGTTAAATCCGACTAATCCATATTCCGGTTCAAAAGCTGCTGCGGAAATGATCGCGTATTCGTATATTAAGTCGTTTAACATGGATATAAAAGTTATACGATGTAATAACGTGTACGGTCCGAGTCAGTATCCAGAAAAGCTTATACCTAAATTTAAAAGGTTACTGAACGAAAATAAAAAGTGTACGATACACGGTTCGTGTGCAGCTAAAGTTAAACGGGGATTTATACATGTTTATGATGTGGTTGATGCTGTTAACCTCGTGTGGAAAAGAGGTGAAAGTGGCGAGATTTATAACATCGCATCAGATTACGAATTATCAGTAGAAGAAATTACACATTTATTGATTAAATATGTGAAGGGAACTACAGAATACGATAAATGGATAACCTATACAGATGATAGACCTTTCAATGACCAAAGGTACTTGATATGCGGCGATAAATTGAAAAAACTTGGATGGTTCCAGAAGAAAACGCGAGATGATCTTATAGAATTTTTAGCCGAATAATTTCTCGTGTACTATTAAATAAACGCCATGTATTCACCTAAACCTGACACGGTACAGACGATTGTATTCGTTACATTTGCTATATGTTTTGTTTATATAATGTCGATAGGTATTGGTAAATTTGAGTCATGTCATAAAGGTGACGCAGAATTACAAAAGAAGAAAGATTATATCACTACCATACTTACAATAGCTATAATAGTTCCGGCTACTTTATTTGGACAAAGGGTTTTTGATTCCCTAACGGGTGAATATACGAGTGCTTTGCCTATGTTTTTCGTGGCTTTAGGAGTGTTATCTTTTGTTGGTTCGTATTTTACGTTCGAGATTGTTACGAAGGAGAAAAATGTAATAGAAACTCAGCGCGAGGTGCTTGAGTTCGGGGCGGTGATACCGGGGTGGAGCGACGCTTCGAACGGGACAAAACAGAGGGCACTCGACATCGTATTCGACGGCGCTACCGCCCTCGAGAGTGACACCAACGAAGTTAAGGGCTTCGTGAAGAATCTCAACCTCTACTTGGATCAAGGGTGGGAATACGAGGGGGGGGAATTTCACCCCGATTTGCCGCCATCAGAAGAGTTCGTTAAGACAACCGACGTAGAAGTCGTCGATGCTAAATGTGGTAAATCTTCAAGCGAAAAGTTTTCACCGAATTGGTGGATCACTGTCGTTGCGATGATACTCTGTTGGTGTCTAGTTCTTGGTGGGATGTATATTATTTGGAAGGGGCGTAGGGAGGAGGCTGCTAATAAGGCTGCCAAAGCCGTCGCCGAGGCGGTGAAAGCCGCAACCCCCGTTACTGGGTGAATAGCGTCTAGTATCAAAAACGGTCAAGAATACGATTTGGAAATCGTAACTATAATTAAAAAATAAATAATCATACAAACTATGCGACTAGATGAAGCTACGTATATAGTTTGTATGCTTATCGTTTACGTTTTAAAAAACGTCGGTAAAATTTCATTCGAAAAAAAAATACAAATTCTTTATTTCATTTCTGAGATTTCACGATCCTTCGAAGATACCTTATATAAGATGTATATTTGTGAAAACAAAGCTACGGTGGAGTACATTGCAGAATAGTTAGATCCGTTTTTATATTGGTATGTTACCCATAAAAAGCTGGCTACTATACCTAAATATAAATATGTATATGTATGTTTATCTATAGTATAGTTTTTTGCGTTATACATATTAATTATCATCTGACTCGTACCTAGTATTATAGCCGAACCCGCTAATAAATCATTTGTTTGTGTACCAACCATTTATATAATTAAAGAAAATATTCTTAGAATATATAAATGGACATAAAAACCATTTTACATTCTTACGCGACAAAATCTAAAGACAGTGCCGCTATAATTCAAAAGATTGAACGTTTAGTTTCTAAGTATGGTAAAACCGGTGTAAATAAGGAAAACTTGTGTGGAATTGTTTCTACACTGATGATGGAAGTTAAAAATATTAAGACAATTACTGGACCTGAAAAGAAAGATCTTGTGATCGATTTGATATATTCCGTGATAGAACAAATAGACGCAGGTGATCAGGATTCCGAACTTGAAATAGTTTTAAAGACTATGGTACCTCCCATGATCGATAGTTTTTCTGTCATGTTAAAGGTAAATAAGGCCTGTAGTTGTGTATAGGATATATGAAATTTCCGTCACTCGAAACAATGATTTCCTATGGTATTTATACTATAAAAGATCTTATACATTTTAGTCATAATAAATTGAAAAAACGTAATATTATTCCCTTGAATGAATGTAAATGTTGTTCATTCGTTTACTCTGGTGACGTATGTCTTAATTGTCATTCTTCTTTGGTTTAATAACTAATCCTAACACAGATTCTAAATTATTTTGATCTCTTTTAAGTGGTTTTGCGCGTTTAAGTCGTAGTGGTTCATTAACTCCCACAGCGCCTTTTATTTCGTACATTTTATTCGTATTAGCGGTTACGGGTACAATTATATTAGTTTCTCGTTCTTCTATGATGGTGTTAACAGGTTCTTCATCTATGACCATATTTTTTCTGAATTCCTCTATTGTTAAATTTCCACCGAACTCCTTTAAAGTCTGTCTCTTAGGAGCACAGAGTATAGTTCCTCTTTTATTATATAATTGCTTACGCATCATGACGACATTTCCACATATTATTCCTCCCCTCGATAACCCAAACTCGTCTATGGCATATGCTTTAATACAACTCCAAGAACAAAATCTTCCGGATGTTACAAATTTATTAGTTCTATCGTTATATTTTAATGGTAATGATAATGGTTCATTAGTAAAATCATGACAACACCACCAACACCACGACATGTATATAGTCGGGTATTAATCTTTAAGTAGTATTTTTTTATATTTGTATAATAAGACCAATGGCCGATGAAAAAGTTACATCGGCCGTAGTGTTAGTAACATTACTTATTTTGATCTACATTCTCAGGCAACAAATTGTTAATGACCCTGTATCAGGAAGTATTGATGATTTTGAAGATCCAAAGGATAAATCTGAAAGATTAGAGGAAGACTTACCACCCGAATTTGGGCTTGGTCCGCTGACAGAAATCATAAATGATGGATCTACTAACCCCACTTCCCCAACGGGCTCTACTAACCCCACTTCCCCAACGGGCTCTACTAACCCCACTTCTCCAACGGGCCCCACATCTTCACAGGGATCTGATGACCCTGATAAACCACCGGATGATAACTCCTTGATAGTTGATAAAACTTGTGAATTCCCTGCTAATATGAATGGGGTAGAAGGTTGTCCACCCGGTATGATACAAAATGTTTTGACCGAGGGTCGTGAAAATTGTTGTGTTTTTGAAAACAATGGCTGTGATAAGAAGGAATGGTGGCAGGTTTTATCAGATGATACGACTTCGACTTTGGGACAGTATGATTTAGGATGTAAAAAAACTGATAAAACAATCGAAGCGATTGCACTCACTTCACAATTGATACTCTTTGAGATGATGCAAGGTGGACTTAAACATATAATTAAATCATCTGCGACTTCAGCTAAACTTCCCGTGAATAAAGTAAAGCCGGTTACATCGGGTCCCGTGAAACCTGCAGTGACTACTAAAGGAGTAAAACCTGGTACGACGGGTCCCGTGAAACCAGGTGTGGCTAATAAAGTAGTAAAACCTGTTAAGACGGTTCCCATGAAACCGGTCTATTGGGAAACTTCAACGCGCCTAAAACCAACTACGTCGGGCCCTGTGAAACCAGGTGTGGCTAATAAAGGGGTAAAACCTGTTACGTCGGGTCCCGTGAAACCGGGTGTGGCTAATAAAGGGGTAAAACCAACTACGTCGGGCCCCGTGAAACCAGGTGTGGCTAATAAAGGGGTAAAACCAACTACGTCGGGCCCCGTGAAACCAGGTGTGGCTAATAAAGGGGTAAAACCAACTACGTCGGGCCCCGTGAAACCGGGTGTGGCTAATAAAGGGGTAAAACCAACTACGTCGGGCCCCGTGAAACCGGGTGTGGCTAATAAAGTGGTAAAACCTGTTACGTCGGGTGCCGTGAATCCCAAAGTACCCGTTAAGGTAACTAGACCTAGTATAAAGGTTGTAGCGCCTAAAGTTAATGTAGCGGCTGCTGGACGAACGCGTGCAGCGGTTGTTGGTCGATATGCAATGAGTACTCGTCAAGTGATGGCATCTAATAGGGTACTCGCGAGAGCGGGTAAACGATTAGGTTTATCTGCGGGTAAATCTGGTGCTAAGATTGGAGCTAAGTTAGGAGCTAAATTAGCAGCGAAAGCGGCTACTAGAGGAGCCGTGTGTGCTTCGGGTGGTCCCGCAGGTTGGGCAGCTTTTGCTCTTATGATAGCTTTTGAGGTAATAATATTTGCACTCGATTTTGTAGATGTAGATGGTTATGGTTCGGGTATATTTCAAGACCACTTGAGTCGTATCAGAAATAAAATTGATTTAGCTGGTTATAGAGCGGCCGTGAGTCAACAAACCGCTTACCCATATTTGTATCCAATGCAAGGTGAGAATGGATTTGTGAAAGATCATTATGAAGCGGCGCATATACACATGTTTACCGAAATGAGTGAAAAATATATACAGCCAGCGTTATCGGGTGAAGTCGAATTGGATAATACGGACGGCGACTCGGAAGCTCGACCTCCGAGTGCTCTTTTGGCGCAAAATGAGGCGTATACAAAATCATTTGGAGATTACTTACGTAAAGTAACAGAAATAGAAGAAAAGCAAGCTAAAAAGTATTATGAAGATCGTGGTTTTAACGCGTTCGGTGATGATGAATCAAAATATCCTTCTCGAATGGCTAGCCCCGATGCTTCACCGACCGACGGTAAGCGTCGCGTTGAAATAAAACAAAACGGTCTCGACGACGCCGGCAAGCCAATTCTATCGTTGGAAGTACACGAAGTCATCGAGGTTGATGGAATTCCCGATGACGCTACTAAAGACCTGATAAACACACCCACGTTGGGTAATCCGTATTTGAAATGGAACTTGTATATTGTGAGACCACCCGGTCTTTGGAGTTTGGATTCGGATACTGAATCGGATACATATGGTGAGTATCTCTATATGCCTCCTATGATTTATAATATGTCAGAAACTGATACATGGAATGGTATAGAACCTGGTGAAATGATGTTCATGTTGGAATATATAAAAAATCGTCACTTTCCGAATATATCGACTGGAGACGAGTTTCCATGGACCGCCGCCACCGATGCGGAAATAGCGCGACAACTTAGCACAAACGAGATACCACCTGAACCAGAGATGCCTGAAGCTTTACTTGATTGGCAAATGACTATACCCGATATATATCACGAAGAACGTGATACGTATATTTTTAACCATTTAAAACGATCACTAACATTAGCCGACGACAGCAGGGCCGATCAAATTGAACTCGTACCTCATATGAGTTTACCTAATCGTGTTGGTATAACAATAACCGAAGACGCGGCACTTACAATAAATAATTTAAATAAGGAAAAATGGATAGCCGATAATGACATGTTTAATCCACCAGATAGAACTTTACGGGAGACAATGGAAGACAAACACATGGCAGTATTCACCGACACGTTTTATGTTCCGGCCGCTGCATATGGTGAACCAGCTGGTGATGAAAATAACCCTAATATGATAGAAATGAAAATAAAAGACAAAAATGGAAATCTTAAGAAAACTGTATTATCCGGTGCGTATGCACCTCTTCTCGCATATTGCGAGAAGCCGCGACAAACATCGGAGAGTTCTGGTGGAGTTGATCCCTATGGTCTCGGTGTCAGGTTTGATTATAATACACTTAGATGCACATTTACGGAAAAGTATTGTGATAGGTATGGGATGGAATTCAAGGGGAACGACTGTCAGTCGTATGAAGGTATGGATTTCGCAGAAATGATTTTCGGTAAAACGGTAAGTAGGGGTGTGGTTAGAACGTATAAGGATTATGTATACGATTATTATACTTCCGGCGACCCTTTAAAAATTGCCGGGGCTGTAGTTTTTACCTCTAATCCTGCTCTTTTAGCTGCTTGGGCGATTGGTAACGTGGCAGTTAGAGAAATCAGCAACACCGTACACAAAAAAAGTAAACCTTTAAAGAAACGAAGTTGTAAATGGTATAACTCTAGATACACCGATACAGGTACAGATTGTTGGTTGAATACTGGAGTAAAAAAGTCTAGTCAAAAGAAACTGAAACCGTGTGATGATTGGAGTGATAAATATGGAGACAAATTGAGAGACGATGGATCGTCGTGTTGGCGAGATATGATAGTTAAAAAAACGAGAATGGCTGATAAATTAAAATGCGATGGAACAATTCGTGATGGAAATGGTAATGTAATAATTGATAAAGGGTGGAAAAATGCATACGGAAAATTAACGGAAGATGGTACCAGTTGTTGGAAGCATATATATTTTAAGAGAGCCGCCCCCGCGGAAAAATATAGTTGCAAAGGACCGGAAATGCGGGATAATAAGACAGGTAAACTAAAGAAATATGATAACGGTAAACAAATGTACGAGTGGACGCATCAGGAAGATGGTATAAAACTAGAAGATGATGGTACGAGTTGTTGGAAATACCCACCTAAATGGCGTGGCGTGGGAAAATTACCCGGTTGTCCCGAAGGTAAAGAAAAAGATGGATTGTTTTGTTATACTAAATGCGACGACGCTGGATATAAAAACCGCGCAAAAGACGGTCGGGAATATCAAGGTATAGGGCCGGTGTGTTATGCTAAGAATTGTCCACCGAAAAAACCTTTAAAAAGAGGTTTAATTTGTTACGAAGATTGCCGTAAAGACGAAAATGGTAACGAAATTCCTAATCGGTATAATTTATCCTTGATAAATTGTGGCAGATGTCCGCCGGGTAAAAAACGCGATCTCGGAGGAAAGGGGGCAGGTTGTGTGCCCGCTGATGGTGGAGGTAATGCTGGTACACAAATATTGAAGGGTTTTGAAAATTTTGCTACAGGTAAGTGGTCACCCATGTCGTACCCCAAACGAGACCAAGAGGTTATAGATTCGTTTACACGTGATTCAGGTGATTTTACGACAACATGTCCACCTGATAGAACGAATGATTCTGGTCTTTGTTATAAAAGGTGTAGTCAACCTAAAAGTGAGGAAACGGGTGAAGAAGTTACAAAATACACAGGTGTAGGGCCGTGGTGTCTTCGCAAAAACGGTATCGCCGAGATCAAAAAAACTGTATTCGATCGTTATAAATGTGGGCCGTCGCGTTACCAATCGGATAAATGTAAAATTATAGATACAGCTTTTTCTACTAATTCCAGTGATAAAGATAAAAAAATAGCGGTTGAAGAACTTGTAAAGATGTTGGAGGATGAAAATGCACCGTTACGTATGACTGGCCATCGTCGACGAGTTCGTCTCTCTGGCGCAGCAGATATAAGTGTTATAGAAGGTGTAAAAAAATTGGTGACCAGTGCGGGAACCGAAGAATTTAAGAAGGAAGTTGAATATTTATTAGACTGCCCCGATTTACGAACGAATGTGGCAGGTGTATGCTGGGATACGTGTAGACCCGGTGATGCTGACCATAACGCGTTTTGTGTACCTAAAATAGGTGCTGGTATCAAAAAGACGTGGCTCGATGGATCGCGTCAATTGTGTGGAACGCTTACGAATCCACCTACACAATGTCAATACGTAGATGATAATAACATAGATGAAGTTATCAAAGCTTTGAAAGCTAAAGATATAAACGAAGATTGGATGCCGAATGAATACGATGGAACGAGTTGGCAGTTAGGTGTTTCGTTAATACAACATATAAGAGAAAATGGAATTACACCACAAAATGTATGGATAGTTCAAGAAAAATTGGGGTGTTTAAGAAAAAATGTAGGAGGAGTATGTTGGGATAAATGTCCACCAGAAAAGCGAGAAGACGGTGGTTTGGGTGTAAAATTTGATGACGCTGGAGGAGGACCATTTTGTTTCCCGGAAGGTGGAGCTGGTATAAGAGTATGGGAAGTTGACCGTAGACGAGAATGCGGAATTTCATCGTATCAACCTAAAAAATGTGAATACGTGGAGCAAAAAAATGTTACTAAAACGCTCACAAATCTTGAAAATATAGGGGAAGGTGGCCTTGTGAGCGATCTAAATGAAAACGGGTTTACTGATGATAATACACAAAAAATAAACGAAGCACTCGGTTGTCCTAAAATGAGGAAATATCAACTCGGAAGATGTTGGGATACATGTCCGCGTAGCAACTTAAACCCTGACAATAAAAATACACTTAAAATGGTCAAAGCAGCTAAAAATGTATCACAAGATATCGCAACTCTTAGACAAAAACAATACGATGACTGGAAAGGTGTGTGGGATATAGGTAATTATATCGATGTAGATACGATGGGATGGAGCGATCAACCACATCCAGAAAACCCCGACCTAACAGGTCTTATACCCAGACGTTCAGAAGGTGTATTAGCGGAGTATCAAGCGATGGGATCGTTAGAGCGAACAAAAGAACTTGAAAATAGAAGTGAAGTACTTACGGATGCACGTAATACATTCGACGAGTTAAATACAAAATATAATCAAGAATTGGATACCTTCCGTAAAGATTTTAGTCTCGGTTACAAAGATTTACAGTTGACATGCTCACCACTCGGCACTAGAGCTTACGAGTCGAATCCTCAAGATTACGCAGATGCAGAGGAGTCGGCAGAATTAGCTGAAATGACTAACGTGGAAAAAAATGCAGGGCTCGGTCTCGCGCACGGTGGTAGACGTGTAATACCACTTTCAAAACGTTTATATTGCTCAGATCCAGACATGAAACGTCATCCAGGTGACCTGGTGAACTGTTGGGCTAAATGTCCACCAGGATATAGGGATGATGGTTGGACATGTAATAAGAATATTAAGAATTAAAAATGTCATAGTATATAAATGGCGCCCGTTGCAGCGGTGGCAGAGGCAGCGGCGAAGAAGGCAGTGAGAGAAGCTGCCCAGGCAGCTGCTCAGAAAGCTGCCAAAAATGCGGCCAGTGAGATTGCCGCAAAAGGTTTGCGAACTGCTGCGAGAGAAGCTGGTGAAAAGGCTGCGAAAGAGGCCGTGAAAGAAGGTATGACAAAGACTGCGAAAGAGGCCGCCCAAAACGCGGCTAGAAACGCAGCTAAAAGGGCTGTGTATAAAATCGGAGCCAAAAATCTCGGCAAGAAGTTTGCGAAGGCCGGGCTTGTCGTTGGAGTTGGTACGGCTTACGCGTTGGGAAATCAGGAGGTAAAAAAGAAAATGAAAAAATGTAAAAATGAATGTATACCTTTAAACTGGGATGAATATTTAAGCAATCTAGCTTCTGACACTACAACAGGCCACGACGATGGTTCGGCACTTTTTGAGATAGACTATAAAGATGTACAATCTACGGTCGAACAACCTATTTGTTTTGCAGAATTATCGGAAACTAGTCTAGAAAACAGAATACCTCAGGTATCGAGTAATATATGCGGTGGGCGATTTAATGAATGGAACTCCGGTGGTTTTTGTGAACAGGGATGTGAAAAAGCTCATGATAAAGGTCTACTGGGTAAACTTGAAGAAGGTGTGGATGCAGCAACGGGTGATTCTGGTATAGGTGAAACTTTAGGAGACGTTGTCGATGAGGCGGTCGATTTAGGACAAGAGGTTGTAGATGAGGCGAGTAATCTCATACAGGATCTTGGTAAAGATCTTGTACCGCCACTACCTGATTTGGGTATCAGTGATTTTATGCGAAACATGGTCATGGGTATTATCGTATTCATAATTATATTTATTATAGGTAAACAATTCTTAAAAAGAGGTGTAAGTAGAATTGTGTGATAAAGAATAGCTTAAAGTGATATACTCTTTATATAATTATATGTTACTGAGTATAGACGTTGGAATAAGAAATTTAGCGATGTGTCAATTCGATGATACGTCTAACACGGTAATTCAGTGGGACGTATCAGGGATACCACCTGAGCATAAAGATGGTATATACGTATCTTTGCGCAAACATCTAGACGAAAGAACGTGGGTTCTTACAGCTGATACAATTTTAATAGAAAAACAACCAGATCGTAATAGACGAATGAAAATGGTTGAACACTTTTTACACGCGTATTTTGTAATTAAATGTCCGAGTGCAGATACTATAGTTTATGATGCACGGTTTAAGATACCCGATGTATGTGGTGCGGGTAAGGCGCAATATCAGAAGAGGAAAAAGGTTTCTATTGAAAGGTGTCGAAAATTTTTAGAGACGAGTGAATCAAATAGACACTGGTTACCTACGTTTGATGCATCTCTTAAAAAAGATGATTTGGCTGATACAGTCATGCAAGCTATAAGCTATACAAAACGCATAGAACCCTTGCCTAAATCAAAGAAGGCTTTAGATAAAAAACTCACACCGAGAAAACCAAACGAAAACCAAAAACGAACAAGATATTCAAAATCAAACTTGGCGTGGATATATAAGAATAAACCTATATGCGAAGAATTGGAAAGTAATAAAAGATTCATGAAAGATCTTAAACGGTATTATAAATCTATAGACGACTTGATTAAAGAAATAGACCGTTAAAAAGTAAAATGGAACATAAAGTGTTGGATCACGGTTTTGTTCGATTGGTTGACTCCATGCCTAGAGAAAACCTCGACAACTCAATTGTTCAGGCAGCTCGAGTCTCTTACGGGGATGGAACGAAGACTTCTCGTGGAGATACTGGACTCATTAGATACCTGATGCGGCACTGGCACACGACACCTTTCGAGATGGTAGAGTTTAAGTTTCACATTAAGATGCCCATTTATATCGCACGTCAACATCTTCGCCATCGTACCGCGAGTGTAAATGAAATGTCAGCTCGGTATTCAATCGTCCCCAAAGAGTATTACGAACCTTCCGAACTTAGGGGTCAGTCTGAGATAAACCATCAGGGATCAGAAGGTGTAGTGAACATTGATCAAAATGATATGCATTCGCATCTGGAAAATTCGTTCGATATTTATGAGAAACTTCTGGAAGATGGATGCTGCCGGGAGCAGGCCAGAGGAAATCTCCCTCAATCGACTTACACAGAGTTCTATTGGAAGATTAACCTTCATAATCTCATGCATTATCTCCACCTTCGAATGGATTCCCATGCCCAGAAAGAGATCCAGGATTACGCACGAGCTATCTATGATCTCATAGAGCCCCTCGTACCTATCACCATGAGGGCGTTTAAGGATTTCAGGGTAGACGCTATTCAGCTCACGGGTCCGGAAATTAGGGCTCTCAGACACGGGGAGATCATCAAATCTCCCGGAGAGCGCAGGGAATTTGAGGCGAAGTTAGAACGTTTAAATTTAAATATCGATACAAAGTAAAATGCTCGCCATCACAAATACAATGACCGTATTCGCCGCTGACAAGAAAAATAAGGGATTCAAGAGGCTTAGTAAGAAGATACAAAAGGAACGTGGTACTGACGTGGATAAGATCAAAGAGAAGGTCTCTGATATTTTCCGTGATGAACAGAATCGTATGAAGGGATACCTCGAGGAACATAACAAGCTCATTAAAAAATCGGATAAGCCCAAGAAGAATGGTAAGAAATCTATTGATTTTTACGAAAAGTAAACCATAAGGTACACAAAACAAAAAACATAGCTAAAGGTAGGTTGTCCCCAAATTTCTCAGCCAATAGAGCGCACACCACGCTGTATTGGACGATCTTAATTTCCTGTCTCGTTTTGATCATAGTACGTTTCATAGACCCCCTTGATTTTTGAAGCCCTGACACAGCCGTACTTATTTTACCTATCGTACCAGGAATCTCCGTCGTTTTCATGAATATATCACCAACATCCACTGATTCTATTATCTGCTGTTGAATCAGGGGCTCTAAATATGTGAAATAGTTAAAGTCTGGATCTAGTTTCAGACATATACCCTCTATAGTTGAGAAGGCTTTTGCGAGGTACACGAAACTACTCGGCACGACGAATGGTTTTTCAATCGCGAGTTGTGCAGCGAGATCATCGTTCACGATCCCAGAACCGTCGAGGGTCTCTAAGTATCCTAAGATGGTCTCGAAGAATAATTCAATGTCCGAAACATCAGAAGAAGTCGGGACAATCACACCTAATTTAACGAGTGTATCGACTATGCCAGCGGTATCACGCATGATTATAAACCCAAAAAGTTTTGTAAATCCGTCTCTTAATTCGTCTGACAATGGTACGAGTAATCCGAAATCATAAAATACAAGCTTCCCCTTCGACGAAAACCCCAAGTTACCTGGATGTGGGTCGGCGTGAAATAGACCGTTATCCATCGTTTGGATGACGTAAGCATTTATCAGGGCTTCGCATATCTTCTTCTTATTCACCCTCTTATCCGTAATCTCGGTTAGTTTTACTGATGGTACATATTCCATGACGATCATTTCATCGTTCGAATACTTTTTATACATTTTCGGAACTTTCACCCAGTCGACATCTTTCATACTTTTCCGAAATTTTATAGCATTATTAATCTCCTGATTATAATTCGCTTCTCCCAAGAGATATTCTATTGACTCATTTAGAACGGAACCAGAACTATTCCCCGTGTCTATACCAACGCGCTCTAAAAAATGTACTATACCCCGTATAGTATCCGTATCCTCAATCATTATATCCAGAATTCTGGGACGTTTTATTTTTACAACAACTTTTTGACCGTTTTGAAGTACAGCCATATGGACCTGGCCGATACTCGCAGATTTAAATGGTACAGGGTCAAATTCTTTAAAAATATCATATTTTACATCTAGGTCAATTTCTACGGGAGGAACATCATCTTGCAGGGATTCCAGTTCTTTTGTAAACTCTGGTGGATACAGGTCCGCTCTCGTCGAAGCGATTTGTCCTAATTTTACAAATGTCGGTCCAAGATCGAGAAGTTCTTGCTTCACCCATCTACCAAGCTCTGATTTATTTTGTACAGTGGCATTTTTCCATAAAAACTTACTCGCAAACTTCCACGTTTTCACTTTCCTGGAAGTTGTGCTCGGCACATTTATTCCCAAACATAGTGCCATCTTAATACATACGAATAATTTTATCTCTCTAATTTATATTTTTTCTCGAGGTGTTTTATTTCGATGTAAGTAAAATAAAGAAAACTTCGTAGTAATATGTATGCCACTTCCAAATATATCACTTAAAAGAATCAATTGTGTATGTCATGTTCATACACCCATGTTTGAGTTTAATAACAAAAAATATATACGGTTGACCATACCCGATGGTACCTCATATAGTGTGCGCTCGGCGCATTCACGCGTTTTTCCAAAAAATCCTAACATCGATAACCCTTTAGATGGTAACGTCCTCACTGTGAAAGTTCCTTTTAGGTACCGCCGCGTGATGTGTTCGTACGAAGGTGCCCCCGTCCAATCACTTAAAAAATCCGATAAGGTAGAAATGACTACAGATTTTACGGGAGTCTGGAACGTAGGTAATCATAGTGGATATACATGGAAGTTGAGTAATATAAAGCTTCTAGACACGATTATCGTATGAAACTTACGAGATCTGGTTGTGTAATATCGGATGATTCTATTATTAAAAAGGAATTAACGGTCAGACCCGTAGTACACGGGGATTATGGTGTACAACCTCCTTCGTTTAAAGTTTTCAGGAAATGTAAATCGGGTATATGTGTACCGAGATATTACGCAGAGCATAAATTTGGAAATCCGAACGAAGATATACGACCTAAACCAGAAGAAATTAAAATATTATTTAAAGGAAAATTGCGAGATGAAACACATCAAAATGAAGCATTATCTAAAGCTATTGAAGTTGGTCATGGAATCTTGTCATTACCATGCGGGTTCGGGAAGACGACCGTATCCCTGGCCATAGCTTGTAAATTGGGCTATAAAACAATGATTATTGTCCATAAGGAATTTTTAGCCAACCAGTGGAAGGAACGTATTCAACAGTTTTGTCCGGGTGCTTCTATAGGTATGGTACAACAAAATAAAAAGGAGGTTGAGTGTGATTTTGTTATTGCTATGCTTCAATCTCTTTCTCTTAAGGAATATTCATTTAATGATTTTGATAGCATAGGCACTGTTATAGTAGATGAAGCGCATCATATTTGTGCTAAAGTTTTTTCGCAATCATTATTTAAATTGTGTCCTAAACATATATTCGGTTTATCTGCTACACCGAATAGAAAGGATGGACTCACAAAAGTTTTAAATTGGTTTATGGGTCCTATATTTTTCTCAGTTGAACGCGAAAATCAAGCACAAGTAGATGTGTATCCACTTGATTTTACCTGCGATAGATACGAAGATCCTCCACCGTGCACAAGATATGGTAAATTGTCATTACCTACAATGATAACCGAAATTACAGAAATACCTGATCGAAATATACTCATTTTATCAACACTACGCAGTTTACTAAAAACTTCGCGACAAGTATTAGTATTGAGTGATAGGCGATTTCATTGTGAATATTTGCATCAAAAGTTCAAGACAACATCCGGTCTGTACATGGGTGGTATGAAGGAAAATGAATTAACCGAGTCTAGTAAAAAACGAATTATTTTTGCTACGTTTAGTCAAGCACATGAAGGTTTAGATATACCTAGTCTCGATACAGTTATATTAGCAACCCCTAAATCTGATATAGTGCAATCTATAGGTAGGATTATGAGAGAAACTGACGGAAAAAAGAACAATCCTCGTATATACGATATAGTAGATAAGTGGTCTGTATTTTTTGCGATGTACAATAAACGACGCAAGGTATATAAACACGGCGGTTTTAACATTCCAGATCAAGATACAGAAGAAACGCAGCCGAATAATTTTTCAGTTGGAAAATGTCTCGTACATATATAAGAATGACCCGATGTTCAATTGGGAGAGCTACTCAAAAAAATACACGAAGTGGTGGAGGTGCAGATTTTAGTGATATATTAGAATCAAAAGGTGACATAATATACGCTGACGCAAACGTTGATGCAGATAATCTTACTACTATAGGTTCAACTATAGGAGATGTTTTAACAATTACAGCACCGGGTACACTTGGGTGGCGAAATGTAACGGTCAATTCGGCGCCTGGCGCTGTTATAGGCAATTTGCAAGGTGTAACGGATAACGGTGCGGCGACAGATATCGAGATAATATTCGCTAACCCTAGTACATCTTTTAGAACATCTTCGAATGCGGTAATACAGGGTAACGTTACAGCTCTCTCATTTCTAGGTGATGGTACGAAATTAACTGGAACGGCTCTGAGTTCAGACCTTTCATCCAACGCTGTAAGAATTGACACTCTAGAACAAAGCGTAACAGATAATTCTTCTAGAGTAAACTCAATCGAACAAACTAACGCAGAAATGGGTATTAATATTACCTCTAACTCATCCCGTGTATCGGAATTAGAATCGATGGCTATAATCTCAAACTCTTCAGGGATTAACTCGGGTTTTGTAGCAGGAGATCTTATATACGCGAGTGGAGATAATACTCTTAACAGATTTAGTATAGGAAGTACCGATCGCGTGTTAAAAGTGGTAGACGGGTTTCCTTCTTGGGAACCTGAACTGGTTAAAGATTGGTCTTCAGATGGAACTAAACTTTATTATACCAAAGGTCCTGTTGGCATTTCTAACGTAAATGAATTAACTACACAAACTTTGCAAATTGGATCGAATGTCGTGGTTAATGATTCAGCTCTTAACACAGTTTTAGTTTCCGGAAATATATACATTTCAAAAAATTTAACTGTTATAGATGAAATTTTCTGTAATAAGGTTACAGCAGCTCAAGAATTGATTGTAAAAAGTACAGTGGTAACATCTACGCGACCTTCATCAAATGAGGTGATGATCACTGAAAATGATTAATAGCGCTACATGAATAAAATTTTATTCCCAATTTATACTAGATGTCATATGATACAGGAACCATAAGTAGACCAAATCTTATAGGTTCATCAAATCAAAACATGGGATCTAGTATAGATATTTCATTTGACTCAAAATATTATTTTATTGGCTCTTCCGAATATTCTTCTAATACCGGAAAGATTGAAATTTTTAAATATATAGATCCCCTGCAGGAAATAAATGCGAATACATTTAGTTCTGCTTTATATACTTTAACAGGTACATCGAATGATAGTAAATTAGGATCTTCGATAAAAGTTAACTGGAATGGTAATCGCGTGATAGTAGGTGAACCTGGTAGTAATAAAGTTCATATTATAACTACGAGTGGTACGGGTGAAAATAGATGGAGCGTCGACACTGTAAAGTCCACTGTCATAGAATCACCGGATCCGGGACTGGATAATCAATTTGGATACAGTGTATCTATATCTAAAGATACCGGAAATGATATTGTCATAGGAGCACCGGGTATAAATAAGATTTATGTATATCAGATTAATTCGTCTAGAACATGGAATAAAGTATACGAAAACGGGGAAGGTTCGACGGTTCAAAGAATAAAATACGATACAAATACATTTTATGATATGATTTCTTCAAGTAATTCGTTTCCCGTGAGTGCTTTATCCAAAAACAATTACGGTTATTCGGTAGATATTACCTCAGATGCCAAGCACATCATAGCGGGTGCACCAGGAAATACAGTACCTTATCTCCATAACGACAATTGTTCACAAATACCGTATACTTTTAGACCGGCGGCGCCAAATAATAATCCTCCTATAAGTGAACTCCCCCACACTTTTATAGATAGGGGGAGTTTTACTGAAACTGGTATAAAAAGATTTGAGGTATTTGGATTTGATGATTATATGAATAGTATAGCAACATTAGGTTGGGTGAGAACTTTGCGATGTGATAATGCCGATTGGTCTACGACAGTTATACAATTAGGTTATGATATACACGGGGATACAGAAGATACGTTTATTGAAAATTCGTATCCATCGTTATCTAAGCATGTAAATAACGTTTCTGCATTCGATTATACAGCGTTAGGAACGTGTGTTAGGATAGCACCGGACGGAGATAGAATTGTGGTGGGTTCTCCTAGATACAGTGTTGATGGAACCGGGTTTTCTACGCATTTGGGCAAGATAGAAACTTGGCTTTGGAACGAAAAAGGTGATACGTGGGATAAAATTTCTTCTGCGTTGGTTGGCCCTAATGCGGGTGGTAGAATGGGTGAAGTGTTTAATTTAGATTATCGAGGAGAGCGAATGGTAGTTCTTTATAAACATCCACCAAATATATATTCAAACCCCGAAATCAATCCATCACGTGGCGCAATTCACATTTTTGATTGGAGTGGAGATAAATGGTATGAAGTTTCTCCGCAGATATTTTTACCTAATATTGATGATGTTGATGATAGTTTAGGTGATGTTGCAATATGTAGTGGTGAGATTATAGCTACTGGATGTACAGGATATAATTCAAGTACCGTAACCGGTAAAGTGTATACACATTCATTTATATTAACACAATCTATAAAAGGTAATACAATTATAGGTGGTTATTTATCAGCTGATACAGTGTATGTAGGTACTAATGACGGTTCTACAGATACATCAAATGTATCCACCGGCAAAAAAATACAGTTCGGTGGTACATATTCGAGTGATGATAATTATGCGAGTGCGACGATACAAAATAGAACTATATATTACGATTCTACAAATCGAGATCCGGATCAACAGGGATTCTCTGAGTTATTAATCAGTAAACGTTTTACTAATCTTATTACAAACGAAGGGGCTTTAGATCAGGTTAGAATTAAAGCGCCTGAATTTCATATTGACGAATATATACCTGATGACCTGTTACTACAACAACACCCAGCCATGACTAAAAATGCATTAGGTGATTTTAAGTTTAACCCAGAGTTTATTATGCCACATGAATGCGCTTCTGCAAATATTAGATCAAAAGTAGATATTGAAGGTGATGCATATGTTAGGAGACGGTTAAATGCCGGATATTATCTAGGAAATCAAATAAAAGGTATAGAAAAACTCCCGTATAGAGTATTTTATGATACTAGAAACAGAGAAATTATCAAAAAAAATACACTCGTATCAAATTTAACAAACGGCGATTTTATATATTCTAATGTTAATACACAAAACACGACACCTGGACCGGGTTGGGGTAGATATGATACTATGGGTATAATTGAAGGAGATGTTATATTTGATTCAGATGAATGTGCGATACAATTGGCTAATGCGCATTCCCGTGTATATACATCTGGATTTAACACAATGTCGTACAATGATACAATTTCCGCGAATCAACTATTAACATGGAAATGTTCATTTTGGTTAAAACTAACACAAACACAAGATATCACGACATCATTGGGAGGGGGATCGATAGTAACTATGGTAGAACGTATACGAACTGATGGAACATTAACAAATGGTTCTATGATTAAAATTCAGATAACATCATCTCCCGTCGCATCCGGTGCTCCTACATACGCATTATTGTTAAATTACGGAACATATTTACTTGCGGGTGATTTAGAATCGCATATAAACGTGGGTAGTGGAGGTTTCAATCCTAATCAATGGTACCATATTCACGCTACTATAAATTCTACTTTTGAATCCAATGAACAAATAATTATGATAAACGGGACACGGTTAAACTTGACACACGTCGGCAACGGTGTAAGTCCTACCGTGAGCGGCACAGGGTCTTATGCTATAGTAGGTGAAAGTATACCGGGTTTATTACGTGGAGATAAAGAGGGAAACGCTGTAGACATAAATAGTACGGGTGATTGGTTAATTTCAGGCGCTTGGAAAGCTTCAACTCCTATATTATATCAATCTGGACAGGTTAGAATTTTCCAGTTTCAGGGTGGTAAATGGAATCAAGTGGGTACAAAATTAGAAGGTACACTAAAAAATGAATCATTTGGATACGATGTATCCATATCAGATTTATTGCCAATAGAATCATCTCCGCGTCAATATCCCAGAATAACAGTTTCTGCGAGAAATTGGGATTCTAATAAAGGATACGTAAAAGTGTATATCTGGGATATAAATGAAACTGGAACTTCCGACGGAAATTGGGTGCAATTAGGACAAACATTTGAAGGTGTTGATATTAATGAATATGTAGGTGAATCGATATCCATGTCACGAGATGGTACGACTATAGCTATAGGTAGAAGTACCAAAACTGATGTATTTACATGGAATGGGTTATACGGAGTTTCTGCTTTATGGGTAAAAAAAGGTGCGTCATTTTCACAAGGCGCTGGTACGAATGTAGCATTGTCTAGTGATGGGAGTTATATAATCATAGGGACTTTAAATACTAGTATAGGAATCTGGAAATGGTCGGGTACAGATTGGGTGCAACAAGGAAACACTATAACTGATGTAAATAACAGTGATATAGGATTTAGTGTAGATATCACAGCTGATGGTCAAACTATAGTATTTGGACAACCTAAGGTGATGGATATAAATACGAATGCTTCTTCTGCCGGCTCTGCTTCCGTGTATTATTGGAATTCTTCTTCAAACACTTGGGATAAACGGGGGGCTGACATTTATGGTTCTGGTAGAACGGGTGATAGATTTGGTGAAAGAGTCTCAATAGCAGATTCTGGAAATAGAATAGTAGTGAGTACGAAAGAATATGATGGCAGTTCGAATAACCAATTTGGTATAGGACACGCGCGAGGCTACGATTGGAATGGTGTAACATGGGATTTAATGGGATACGAACTCGTCGGTACAGTAGCGGGTGAATCTTTTGGTTCTGATATTTCGATTTCGGGTGATGGTAAGCGTGTCGCTATAGGTGTTAGTTTATCGTCTATAGGCGGTGAATTTTCGGGTGCGACAACTGTATATTCATACGCTATTACAGTCGGTGTTCAAACGTGGGCGGGTGATTCGAAGATGGTTTTGGGTAGTACATCTGGTGATAGTATACAAACCGCTTATATAGGAATGGTCGGCTTTGAAACGTATGATCCAGATATAAGCGATCCTACTTGGATAGATCCAGTGGATAATAGCGAAAATAGATGTAACCATCCAACGTATATAGATTTTTTAAATTACGGTGCACCATCAGAAAAACTCGTTATTGGAGGAGATGTCAAAATAAAAAAAGATTTACAAGTTGACGGAAATGTAAATGTAAATGAATATATTTTACAAAAGGCATTTACATTTTTTGTTCATGGGACGGGTGGAATATGGGATAGTAATACTCCTATGTTGAGTAATACTACTAATACAATTGAATTCGATTCATATCCGGGTATAGAAGTATCCACTAAAGGTTTTAGAACATTTGGTCCGGATAAAGGAATCTATTTTGCACCCATAACTGGAATATATTTTGTAAATGCTAAATGCGACGTTTTAAATTCGACTAATGATCAAAAAATGCAATGGTATATAAAACGTGTAAACGATGTAATAGAGGCTTGGACAGATTTTGAAGCTTGTACGTCTATCAACGGGGTGAGCAGTCATCGTCAACACCAGTCGTCTACGCATATAAAATTAATAAAAGGTGAAGGTGTATTTCCGTATAATTCCATGTCTAGTAATGCAACCATTAATACGAGTACATTCGGTGGACATTTTGTTGGACTTTAAATATTTTGCGCATTTTAGATACAATCGACGCGGACGAGATTCGAACTCGCGCGGGTATTACCCATTCACTTAGCAGGCGAACACCTTAACCACTCGGTCACCGCGTCTTTTATGAGAAAGTAGTCTAAAATGAGTAAAATATGATTTATCTTTTTACTGCATCCATTGCGGCGAGTGCAACGACTCCCGCTATAAAAAACATAACAAGGTAGTTACACTCTGTATCATCTCGCATTGTGCGCGGATGATGCATTTTTCTATTCCTTTGATTTACAAAATCGTTAGAAACAACTTCCCGTTTTTTTTGAGTGGGTACGACTTCGAGATGTTCTTCTGAATCAAAAGGTGCGTACCCTATCATTTATATTAATCTACAAATTAATTTCGACCTTCTTCTTTCGACCTCGTTTGGATTTACCTGCTGGAACTTTAACTTCCTTAATATCATCATCCACCTGTACGGTAGCGTCACCGCCGCCTTCAGAAACTATATCCGAAATATCATCATCATCGTCTAAATCAGGTGAATATTCACGTGACGAGGGTATAGGTGTTGTATTCATAGGAGGTGTGGGAGGCATCATTATATTACCCATCAAACTAGATATGTCAAGACCCGGTCCTTTCATTTCATACCTATCACTTGACCCTACACGAGCTTCTGTCACGGGTGATTGATTTGCCATCGTGTTTTGAACCGCGCTCATCATATTATTCATCAAATCTGGGTTTTGTTTCATGACATCATTGACATTGGGCATTACTTGTTTAATCATCGAATTCGTAAGATGAAACATCATAGCTGAGCCACCTAACATCATTATTAATTTAACTTCCGGTGCAACGTGCATTTTTGTTCGATATTTAACAAATAATTCTTCGAACACTTCATCGTAGTCATCCTGTGTCTCCATAACATTCTCCGACCATCCTTCAAGTTGAATATCAAACGGATTATATCGTTTATTTAGGTATTCTAAGCCTGTAACGCATGCTATAAGCATGCGACGCGAAAATTTCACAGACTTATCCACTTCTATGCTATACGTTATACGTTTTACTTCTGTACGAAGTTCGTCTATTGGAGAATATGCGTTTAAACTTTTATTCACAGTAAAACCTCTCTTTTCTAGACGTCCAAGTTTATTAAGTAAATCGGACTTTTCTTCGTCTATCGTTTTATATCCATTTGAAGGGGTATCTTCTTGTTGTATACCCGGTCCATAATTCATATCAGCAGATGCTCCCACATCGTAAGGTGTATCATCAACATATTCACCGTGATCTATTGTGTCTTCCCTGTGATCTGGTTGCGGGGTATTATGTTTGTTTGGATTTGCAAATGCATCGATATCTTCCTGAAAATTTACACCAGTATGTTCACGATGACCTTTCATTTTTTGAATGACCGGAGGTGCATGTGTACGTGGTTGTCCGAAATCAATTTGAATTTCGTCCATCATAGCCTGCTCATTCGCATCTAATTTCATAACGGAATCATTTCCCCGATCTAGAATAATTTCACCGTCCATTACTCTCTATATTGAAACTAATCTATTCTCTTTAACGCACTTTATAAAAAAATATCAGTACATAACAAATGAGACTTGATTCGACAAATCGCTTGAATCTTAAAATGATTGTTATGGTAATTTTACTTATATTTATCATTCAATACTTTTTCATGAGTTCTAAAGTGAGTATGTATAAACCCGCCTCTATAGATATACAGGCTGTTTCAGAGGAACCATTCAGTGGTCTTAAAAGTAGCTCGGATTGTGCGGGTGGTGTATATTCTACTAGTTTAGGTGGTGTATGTGGTGCTCAGGATCTTGTACGCGCACACGCGAATTATAAAATTGTATAAAAACTATATAAAATAAAATTTCTAGTTAAAAATATATATATATATTTTTTTAAGTGGAAAATTTCTACGTGTATATAAATGGCGCTCATACTCGCTTCAACTCAGCCCGACACACCTGATTACAATCACGAAATTCACACCGTAATTGTTGATAATTTTGGTCGTAGTTCTAAATCAGATTTTATAGCTTTTTTACCTACCCCTCTCGAAAATGTTGTACAGGCTCGTTTAGTTTCTGCGTCTATGACCACAACAGACGATGTAAGTCAAACAGCTTTTCATATAGGTATCGAAGAACTTCGCACATATTTTACTCATCAGACACAAGCTGAAATAAATTTTTCTGGCGATGATGATACCACAATTGATACAAAGAATCATCTTAACGGTGTTTTTGGAACAATCTTAGGTAATCATGTATCTCTCGGTGAAACTGGGGCTAAAGTTTTTTTATTTCGAGACGAATATCCGATTGTTCAATGTTATCACAATCCCATACGAAAACTGAATCGTTTAACGTTTAACATAGATAAACAAAACGGATCGGCGGCATTTATAGGAGATTCTACATTTATATTACGTGTTACATGTAGGAAAAAGAATCTTTCATAAATTTCAGGGCGTTATACGTTCATAAATAAAAATACATCTACTATAGTAGATATGTCATCTGGAATTGTGCAATTACTTTCTATTGGCGCACAAGATGAACATATAATAGGAGAACCCGAAATATCATTTTTTTCTTCTACATTTAAACGACATAGTAATTTTTCACAATCAGTTGAAAAACAAACTATACAAGGAGCTGTAAAAGATAATTCCATGTCGACTATTCGTTTTGAGAGAAACGGTGATCTTTTAGGATATACATATTTTACTATAGACAATAATTCACAATCCGTTGATATTCAGGATTGGGGTCGAATAATAGATAACGTACAATTATTAATAGGAGGTCAAGTTATAGACACACAAGACCATGATTTTACGGAAAAAATAGCTATCGATACTTGTGCTCCAAATGTATCTAAAGGGTCAAATGGTACACATCCCGGAGCTTCTGCGCGTTCTTATTTTTATCCATTGAGAATGTTCTTTTGTGAAGGACCGCAATCGGCTATACCACTTGTGGCGTTACATTATCATTCAGTCGAATTACGTATTGAATGGGGACCGGATGCAGGTAATTATAATATCGAGGCTTATTCAAATTATTACTATCTGGATAATGAAGAAAGGGGTATTATGTCATCAAGACCTCATAACATTCTTATAACACAGGTTCAAAAAAGTATTCCGTCGGGTGAATTTACACAAGATTTAACTTTCAATCATCCAATAAAATATATTGCATGTTCTAATACAAATTCTGAGAGTACGTTAACAGCTATAGACAATAAAATTAAGTTAAGTATTAACGGTACCGACATTTGTCAATTTAAATGGGCTAAACCTCATTTTGTAGATATTATGAGTTATTATCATACAAATTACGTGACATCTCCAGATTTCTTTTTATATTGTTTCTGTTTAAATACTAGTTCTTACCAACCATCTGGAAGCTTAAATTTTAGTAGAGTAGAATCTGTAAAAATACATAGTCAGAATAAACATATAATCGACCCTATTTATGGAGTAAATTTTAATATTCTCAGAGTGAATAATGGTATGGCGGGATTAGTCTATGCAAATTAAATATATATCTATATTAAATGCCTAAGAATTTAAGTACCATCGGTGGTGCAACAAAACTTCGATTTGGTAAGAATTGTCGCGAGGATCAGGCGGAAAATTCTATAGTATTTAACGCGAGTGAAGATAAAATAGATGCGACTGTCTCTAGTGGTGTATACATAACGCCACTAGAACTAGCTACCCATTTTGAAAATGATGGCTCTCTTAATTCTACAAATACACTCGTAGTATATAACCAAGACACACATCAACTGTTCAGAACGATAGTACCACTTTCGTTAACGGGAATATCATCCGCTGTCGAGACAGATTCATCTGGTGATGTAACTGTGACGGGTGATTTATTCGTACAAGGTAACGTAACATCTATAGGAACTGTGGCGAATATTCATGTCACTAATACTATGATTAAAGATGGATTGGTAGAAATTGGCTCAAATAACACAGATTTAGCTACGTTTGACTTGGGTCACGTATATAATAGGGGACCAAATGGATCCAACGTTGCTTTATATTACGATGCGAGTGAAAGTGAATTTTCGATCGCTTACACATCTAGTAGCGCAATGGAACATACTCAAGTGACTCCACACGTAGACGAAATGGCTAGTATGAATGTTCACGTTTATGGAAAAATATTTACGGAATCTAACATAGGTGTCATAAACACTTCACCCGTTCATTCTCTTTCTGTAAGTGATAGTGTATTTATAGACAGTAACACCGAATCAAATGTTATAATAGCAAACGGAGATACATACACTAAGGGTAATATGTATATTTCCGGAGGGATTATAACAAATTTGGGTGGTGTAAATAAAAAAACGTATAGCTACGCGGGTGATATTCCATCTTCTACACCCTTCGACGGCGCAAAAATAAAAATTAAATTTACAACACACGTCTTTTATGCAAAAATAATTGCACAACTTATAGATGATCTAGATCATGAAGTGAGTACGTTAACAATAGATGTTGCAGGAGGTGAACGCGGCGGTGATAACGACCCTTCGGATATAGCACAAGGTCCTTTATCTATATTTGGTACGGCGAATAATACCAATCCATGGAATTCGGACATAGTTACCAATACAACCGAAGTTATTATAAAGCCATCTCAGACGGCCGGTGCAGAGTGTAATTATACAATTTTTATAGAGTATTTATCTCATAATCTAGATGGTAGAGTAGAAAGCATACATCCGGGTTTCACAGATATTGTGGATTTTGATTATTAAATATTTTTTCGAATAAGTTGTCCTTATTTGCAAATATGTTTTTTATATTATTTATAGTAGATGACTTCAAGAAACGTTCAACTCGTTACAGGTATTTTATCTACAGGTGAAGAAATACCAACATTTCACGTAGATAAATTATCTGGTCGTGTTGGTATAGGAAATACTGCGAGTTTGCCAATGGACGACGAAGATAATTCGAACGTTTTTCATGTTACGGGAAATATGTATGCTACACGATTTCACGGGGATGGGAGTGGGCTATCTGGTTTAACTGATTCAAAATGGCTTTCTTTAGAAAATGATATATATTACACCGGTGGAGACGTGAGTATAGGTGTACGTGAATCTGGAGGTAAACGTTTTAGGGTTTGTGAAAGTGGTAATGATATATTAACAGTAGACGGTGCAAATAAACAAACCGGGATAAATATTTCTAACCCCGCCGCCTCTTTACATGTAAATGGTTCATTCATCAATACATCTAGATGGAATTTACTCGATAGTATAATAAATATTACGGATTCAAAACAAGAAAAAATTTTAATTCATAAAGATGAAGATATAATTACAAATGAATATGGAAGAGTTTGTGGTACATATAATAATGTCCCCGATTGGCTTATAGGAGCTTTAGGTACTAAATATATAAATACATCTTCTGATTCGGAGACTTTTACACTCACTACAAAATGCTCTGTCACCGGTTTTTTAATCGATATTAATTCGATTAATACAGATAATTGGGAAGAATTGGGGACATATTTAGATATTTTAAACATGGATGGGAGTCCACGTGCACATAAACGAGGTTGTAAGATTTATATAAAATCCTTTACAGCAGGTACACATGTATTAGATTCTTCTGCTTTGTACGCATTTGTATTATAAAAAAATTCTTTCGAGGTTAAATCACACCTTGCAAGAATTCTATACACATTTTATCTACGTTAATATAAATGGTAGGGACGACACGACATATTTTTTCAGGAAAAGTGGAAGTTGAAAGTAATTTAGATGTCGGGTCCAATATCAAAATAGATGATACAGTAGGCATAGTTCTAGGACATGGTACCATAACTGCGGATAAATATTTCGGTAATGGTAGTTCTTTAACTGGTGTATTAAGCTCTTTAGAAGACGCAGCTTCTAAAGGAAATACACTTTCCAGTAGTATTCAGTTCACGAATCCAGAAACATCTATCAGCGCCACCGGTAATATAGAAACGGGTGGTTTAGTAAACGCAGATGGATTCGTGGGTGATGGAAGTCAATTATCTAATATCCAAACTACGTTACAAGATGCGGCCGATAATGGTAATACGATAAATAGTACGGTTTTATTTACAAATTCAGACACATCTTTTATTGCTGAAGGCAGTGTTTTTGTGGATGATGATGTATACGCAAATGCTTTTATCGGTGATGGTAGACGTGTTCGAAATTTACCGACAACTTTGGAAGATGCTGCTCATAATGGTAATACTATTTCATTACCTGTATATTTTACAAACGTCGAGACGAGTGTAGGTACTTCAGGTAGGTTAGGGATTCGAACAGATTCCCCTGAATTTGATTTAGATGTACACGGTAGTGCAAACGTCGGTGTATTACGTACAACTCGAACATTGGTTAATGATATTAACGTCGTACTCGAACCAAATTTCAACTCTAATGTTTCTAGAATTGCAAATCTTGAATTAGCAAACGTTATTCAAGCAAATCTCATAACCATTACCGAAGATAATTTGAACAATAATGCGGATAGAATTTTTGTATTGGAAAGAGATTTAGATTCGAATACGGATCGAATAAATGTATTAGAACTTGCTAGGATATCAATTCGCACGGATTTGAATGCTAATGCCTTCCGGGTTACCGATTTAGAACAAGCGAATATAGTTCAATCTGAGCTTATAAACGATCTTCGTGTGGACGTGAATTCCAATAATTCTAGGGTTTCTGTACTCGAAGATGATGTGACGAATAACGTTGTACGTATTTTTAATCTTGAAACTGCGAATGTTATACAAGAAACTCTCATCAACCACCTTCGTACAGATTTAGATTCTAATAATTCTAGGGTGAATCTACTTGAAAATGATGTTACATCTAACGCTTTTAGAGTAACAACTTTAGAAGAAGCAAATGCTATACAATCTAGTTTAATACTAGATCTTCGTACAGACACGGATGATAATACAACAAGGGTTTCTGTATTGGAGACAGATACAACTTCTAACGCTTTACGTATATCTACATTAGAATCCGCTAATACTATTCAACGTAATTTAATAAATACTTTACGAACCGATATAAATGATAATTCAAACCGTGTATCTATATTAAACGTAAAAGTAACCGAAGAGGTTAACAGACTTGACGCTACTAAGGAAGATATTGCTTCTAATTCTTCTCGGATAGAGACAGTCAGTTTAGATTTAAGTGATAATTCTGTACGTGTATCTAATCTAGAAAATGTAAATAGTATACAATCAAATTTAATAAATAATTTACGCACAGATCTAAACGATAATACTGAACGTATTATTATATTAGAAGATGCAAATAATATACAATCAACATTATTAACTGACTTGCGCACAGATCTTACCGAAAATACTTCTAGAATAGAAATTCTGGAAAGTGATATGGAATCAAATACGCTACGCGTTACTACACTGGAGGAGGCAAATGTAATTCAGTCAGAACTTATTTCAAATATCGAAATAAACGTAAGTAATGCTATATTACGTATCTCTAATATGGAATTCGCAAACAGTATTCAATCAGTTCTCATAGATACTCTTCGTGTAGACATTGATTCGAACGATTCCAGAGTCACTGTACTCGAGGATCTGGTAACAGGTGATTTAGACCAAAGAGTTTTTGATCTTGAAACCGCAAATACGATTCAAGCTGATTTTATAGATAGTCTTCGTATTGATATGGATTCGAATGACTCTAGAGTTACCGTAATCGAAGATGATGTTACTGACAATGTTATACGTATTTCTAATCTTGAGTCTGCTAATGTAATACAGTCAAATTTAATATCGAGATTGCGTGACGATATCACATCTAATAATGGGAGGGTTACTGTTTTAGAAACGGATCTCGGAGATAATAATGTAAGAATTACAGAATTAGAAACTATCGTAGGAGATGGCACTCTTCAAACCGTTACAGATTTGGGAAATACAACTACAAATGTTGTACAGTTTACTAATTCTACTATCGGTCTTGTTTCTTCTTCTAATATTGGGGTGGGTAAAAATATTATTCTTACCGGTGATATAATTCAAGAGAATTATACACGTGTATTATTTAAAAAAGGATCATTAATTGCTCACACACAATTAGGTACAGACATCGACGGGGAGTCGGCGGGTGATTACTCGGGTACATCTGTAACGATGTCTAATGACGGATCAAGAGTTGCAATAGGAGCTACATTTAATGACGGTACTGACATAGATTCAGGTCATGTTAGAGTATACGAATGGGATGGTTCTGACTGGGTTAGAATAGGTGACGATATAGACGGAGAAGCATCTGTAGATTATTCCGGATCATCTATTGCGATGAACATGGATGGTTCTAAGATAGCAATTGGTGCTAAAGGTAATAACAGCAATACCGGTCATGTACGAGTTTACGAATTAGAGAGTGATTCATGGTCACAAATAGGGTCGGATATAGATGGTTCAAATTTCGATGATCAATTTGGATGGTCGGTCGACATGTCAAGTGATGGATCTCGTATTGTTACAGGAGCTTTAACGAGTGATTCTAATGGATTAAATTCGGGGGAAGTCGAAGTATACGATTGGGATGGATCTTCGTGGAACAAAATAGGAGATTCTATACACGGAGATTTAAGTGAAGATAAATTCGGTAGTGCTGTAGCGATGAAACGCGATGGTTCTCGTATTGTAATTGGTGCCCAAAATGCTGGTTCTAATAGTGAAGGAAGTGTTAGCGTTTATGATTTTGTGGGTAGCCCTTTAACATGGACGCGTGTAGGTATACCTATAGAAGGTATATCTAACAATGATAAATTCGGTTCTTCTGTTTCTATTTCATCTGACGGTCATATAATTGCGGGTGGTGCACTCAATAATGATGATTTGGGATCTGATTCCGGTCATGTAAGAGTATACGAATACTTAAATAATGCATGGTCTCAAATGGGAACCGATATACGCGGCGAAAATTCATATGATTATTCTGGTATTTCTATTGATTTATCTGAAAATGGTAAGAGGATAGTAATCGGAGCAACGGGCAACGATGACGGTGGTTCCGATTCCGGGCATACACGAGTATATGATTGGAATGGAATGGATTGGGTTAAGGTTTTAAATGATATAGACGGTGAAGTTTATAATGACCACTCCGGAAAATCTGTAGCTATATCTGGTGATGGTTCTCGTGTTATAATAGGAGCGTATCTTAACGACGGTTCTAGTTCAGATTCTGGACATGCGCGGGTATATGATTTAAAACAATCGACTACGTTCACCGATCTAAATGTAGGTATAGGTGTTAGTGACACATCACACCGTTTAGAGGTTGATGGAAGTGCTAAAATACGAGATCTTATCGTATCTAATGTACAAATAACGGAGTTGTCTCCGAATAGAATTCCGTTTATAGATTCTGATAAAATGTTAAAAGATTCATACATTTCTAGTACAAATAACACAACTGTCATAACTTCAAATTTAGAGGTTACGGGTAACATTATTATGAGAGGTCAGAAATATATAGTTGAATCTGATACGAAGTTGATTAATGATTCAATAATAGGAATCGCTAATAACAATTCATTGAATAGCGTAGATATAGGTATTATTATGCAACATCCGGGTGCTAATGTTTCTTTAATACATCATGGTATAAATGATAATTCATATGACGATCAATTTACCATAGGATATACACAAAGTACATTAATTGATACCGATATAGTACCCGATACAAGTAATGAAATCACTGTAAACATTATTGGTAATTTGGTGACCCAAAATAGTGTTACAGTAGGATCGGGTGGAAGCTATTACGGTGATGGTACAAATTTAACTGGTGTAGCGCTTGAGACGAATGCGACTGATAATGCATTCCGGGTTTCGAATTTAGAGATTGACTTGGCTTCAAATGATGCTAGGGTTACTTTACTTGAACAAGACATAGGTACCCGTCTTGAACATAGAGTTAGTAATTTAGAACTAGCAAACGGTGTACAAGCCAATTTAATCACTGATCTTCGCACAGATTTGGATTCTAATGATGGAAGGGTTACATTTCTAGAAGCTGACCTCACGGATAATGCTCTTAGAGTTACTACTTTGGAAGATGCGAATGGTATACAAGCCAATTTAATCACTAATCTTCGCGTAGATTTGGATTCTAATGATGGAAGGGTTACAATTCTAGAAGCTGACCTCACGGATAATGCTTCTAGAGTTACTACTTTGGAAGATGCAAATGATATACAAGCCAATTTAATCACTGATCTTCGCACAGATGTAGATTCTAACGCTGGAAGGGTTTCGGTTCTAGAGACTGACCTCACGGATAATGCGTCTAGGGTTACTACTTTGGAAGAGGCGAATGTTGTACAAGAAGGACTCATTAACTATCTTCGTACAGATTTGGATTCTAACGCTGGAAGGGTTTCAGTTCTAGAGATTGACCTCACGGATAATGCTTCTAGGGTTACTACTCTGGAAGAGGCTAACATTGTACAAGAAGGGCTTATCGTAGATCTTCGCACGGATCTAGATTCTAATGCGCAAAGGATTACGGAATTTAAGACTGATCTTGCAGATAATGCTTCTAGGGTTACTACGTTGGAAGAGGCGAACGTGGTACAAGAAGGACTTATTAACCACCTTCGTACCGACTTAGATTCTAATGCTGAGAGGGTCACTGTGGTAGAGAACGATTTGACAGATAACGCTTCTAGGGTTACTACTTTAGAAGAGGCGAACGTTGTTCAAGAAGGGCTCATTAACCATCTTCGCACGGATTTAGATTCTAATGCACAAAGGATTACGGAATTTAAGACCGATCTTGCAGATAACGCTTCTAGGGTTACTACTTTGGAAGAAGCGAACGTTGTACAAGAAGGACTTATTAATCACCTTCGCACAGATTTAGATTCCAATGCCGAAAGGGTCACTGTAGTAGAGATTGACCTCGCGGATAACGCTTCTAGGGTGACTACTTTGGAGGAGGCGAACGTTGTACAAGAAGAGCTCATTAACCATCTTCGTACCGACCTAGATTCTAATGCTGAAAGGGTCACTGTAGTAGAGATTGACCTTGCGGATAATGCTTCTAGGGTTACTACTTTGGAAGAGGCGAATGTGGTACAAGAAGGACTTATTAACCATCTTCGTACCGATCTCGATTCCAATGCCGAAAGGGTCACTGTAATAGAGATTGACCTCGCGGATAACGCTTCTAGGGTGACTACTTTGGAAGAAGCGAACGTTGTACAAGAAGAGCTCATTAACCATCTTCGTACCGACCTAGATTCTAATGCGCAAAGGATTACGGAATTTAAGACCGATCTTGCAGATAATGCTTCTAGGGTTACTACGTTGGAAGAGGCGAACGTGATACAAGAAGGACTTATTAACCACCTTCGTACCGACTTAGATTCTAATGCTGAGAGGGTCACTGTGGTAGAGAACGATTTGACAGATAACGCTTCTAGGGTTACTACTTTAGAAGAGGCGAACGTTGTTCAAGAAGGGCTCATTAACCATCTTCGCACGGATCTAGATTCTAATGCACAAAGGATTACGGAATTTAAGACCGATCTTGCAGATAATGCTTCTAGGGTTACTACTTTGGAAGAGGCAAATGTTGTACAAGAAGGGCTTATTAATCACCTTCGTGCCGACTTAGATTCTAATGCTGAGAGGGTCACTGTGGTAGAGAACGATTTGACAGATAACGCTTCTAGGGTTACTACTTTAGAAGAGGCTAACATTGTACAAGAAGGGCTTATCGTAGATCTTCGCACGGATGTGGATTCTAATGCGCAAAGGATTACTGAATTTAAGACCGATCTTGCAGATAATGCTTCTAGGGTTACTACTTTAGAAGAGGCGAACGTTGTACAAGAAGGACTCATTAACCACCTTCGCACAGATTTAGATTCCAATGCCGAAAGGGTCACTGTAGTAGAGATTGACCTCGCGGATAACGCTTATAGGGTGACTACTTTGGAGGAGGCGAACGTTGTACAAGAAGGGCTCATTAACCATCTTCGTACCGACCTAGATTCTAATGCGCAAAGGATTACGGAATTTAAGACCGATCTTGCAGATAATGCTTCTAGGGTTACTACGTTGGAAGAGGCGAACGTGATACAAGAAGGACTTATTAACCACCTTCGTACCGACTTAGATTCTAATGCTGAGAGGGTTACTGTGGTAGAGAACGATTTGACAGATAACGCTTCTAGGGTTACTATTTTAGAAGAGGCTAACATTGTACAAGAAGGGCTTATCGTAGATCTTCGCACGGATGTGGATTCTAATGCGCAAAGGATTACTGAATTTAAGACCGATCTTGCAGATAATGCTTCTAGGGTTACTACTTTAGAAGAGGCGAACGTTGTACAAGAAGGATTAATTAACCATCTTCGTACCGACCTAGATTCTAATGCTGAAAGGGTCACTGTAGTAGAGATTGACCTTGCGGATAACGCTTCTAGGGTTACTACTTTAGAAGAGGCGAACGTGGTACAAGAAGGACTTATCAATCATCTTCGCACAGATTTGGATTCTAACGCTGGAAGGGTAACCGTCTTAGAAGTTGACCTCGCGGATAACGCTTCTAGGGTTACTACTTTGGAAGAAGCGAACACTGTACAAGAAGGACTCATTAACCATCTCCGTACAGATTTAGATTCCAATGCTGAAAGAGTAACCGTCTTAGAAGTTGACCTCGTGGATAACGCTTCTAGGGTTACTAGTTTGGAGGAGGCGAACGTTGTACAAGAAGGACTCATTAACCATCTCCGTATCGACCTCGATTCTAATGCTGAAAGGGTCACTGTAGTAGAGATTGACCTTGCGGATAATGCTTCTAGGGTTACTACTTTGGAAGAGGCGAACGTGGTACAAGAAGGGCTCATTAACCATCTTCGTACCGACCTAGATTCTAACGCTGAAAGGGTAACCGTCTTAGAAGTTGACCTCGCGGATAACGCTTCTAGGGTGACTACTTTGGAAGAAGCGAACGTTGTACAAGAAGGGCTCATTAACCATCTTCGTACAGATTTAGATTCTAATGCCGAAAGGGTCACTGTAGTAGAGATAGATTTGGCGGATAATGCTTCTAGGGTTACTACTTTGGAAGAGGCGAACGTTGTACAAGAAGGACTCATTAACCATCTCCGTACAGATTTAGATTCTAATGCCGAAAGGGTCACCGTCTTAGAAGTAGACCTCGCGGATAACGCTTCTAGGGTTACTACTTTAGAGGAGGCGAATGTTGTACAAGAAGAGCTCATTAACCATCTTCGTACCGATCTCGATTCTAATGCCGAAAGGGTCACTGTAGTAGAGATTGACCTCGCGGATAACGCTTCTAGGGTGACTACTTTAGAAGAGGCGAACGTGGTACAAGAAGGACTTATCAATCATCTTCGCACAGATTTGGATTCTAATGCTGAAAGGGTCACTGTAGTAGAGATTGACCTTGCGGATAATGCTTCTAGGGTGACTACTTTGGAAGAGGCGAATGTGGTACAAGAAGGACTCATTAACCATCTTCGCACAGATTTAGATTCTAATGCTGAAAGGGTAACCGTCTTAGAAGTTGACCTCGCGGATAACGCTTCTAGGGTTACTACGTTGGAAGAGGCGAACGTGGTACAAGAAGGACTTATTAATAATCTTCGAACCGACGTAGATTCAAATGCTGAAAGAATTACTGTTTTAGAAGATGCGAATGTCGTACAGTCATTATTAATTGACGATCTTAGAATTGATTTAGATTCTAACGCCGAGAGAGTAGAAGTATTGGAAGTGGATTTGTTCGACAACCATTTAAGAGTTACAAATCTTGAATTATATACAAATCTTCAATTTGTTACAGATCTTGGAAATGCAACGACAAACACGACACAATTTAATAATCAAAAGACGGGGATTGTTACACGAGCAAATGTCGAAATTGGTGGCGATTTGAAAATAGATGGATTAGGGGTTTCTAAGATACCGTATATAGATTCAGACAATTTCTTACGAGATTCGTTTATTTCTACAACGAATGATACTACACTCATAACATCAAACCTTGACGTGACTGGTAATATATTTTTACGCGGTGATCGTTTCGTGGTTGAATCGGAAACAAAATTGATTAATGATGCTATCATAGGTATAGCGAATAACAATATGATTGCCACTACGGATGTGGGTATCCTTATGCAGCGTCCAATCGCAAACGTTGCACTCGTTCATCATGGAGGAACGGATAAGTTTACGATCGGGTATACACAAAGTGATTTAGAAGCTACCGATATCGTAAATGATATTGACAATAAAATAAATGTTAATATTCTGGGCGAATTGTACACACAGAATAATTTAGTCGTTGGGTCGGGTGGAAGTTATTTCGGCGACGGTACAACTATAACCGGTTTAACACTATTATCGGATCATTTGGATAACGTCATACGTATTTCTAATCTCGAAATTGCGAATATTATACAAGAAGGACTTATTAACCATCTTCGTACCGACCTAGATTCTAACGCTGAAAGGGTAACCGTCTTAGAAGTTGACCTCGCGGATAACGCTTCTAGGGTGACTACTTTGGAAGAGGCAAATGTTGTACAAGAAGGACTCATTAACCATCTCCGTACCGACCTCGATTCTAATGCCGAAAGGGTAACAGTCTTAGAAGTTGACCTCGCGGATAACGCTTCTAGGGTTACTACTTTGGAAGAGGCAAACGTGGTACAAGAAGGACTCATTAACCATCTTCGTACCGACCTAGATTCTAATGCCGAAAGGGTAACCGTTTTAGAAGTAGACCTCGCGGATAACGCTTCTAGGGTTACTACTTTGGAAGAGGCGAACGTTGTTCAAGAAGGGCTCATTAACCATCTTCGTACCGATCTCGATTCTAACGCTGAAAGGGTAACCGTCTTAGAAGTTGACCTCGCGGATAACGCTTCTAGGGTTACTACTTTGGAAGAGGCGAACGTGGTACAAGAAGGACTTATTAACCATCTTCGTACCGACCTAGATTCTAATGCTGAAAGGGTCACTGTAGTAGAGATTGACCTCGCGGATAACGCTTCTAGGGTGACTACTTTGGAAGAGGCGAACGTGGTACAAGAAGGGCTCATTAACCATCTTCGTACAGATTTAGATTCTAATGCCGAAAGGGTCACTGTAGTAGAGATTGACCTCGCGGATAACGCTTCTAGGGTGACTACTTTGGAAGAAGCGAACGTTGTACAAGAAGGACTCATTAACGATCTTCGTATAGACGTGAATTCTAACGCCGAAAGGGTAACCGTCTTAGAAGTTGACCTCGCGGATAACGCTTCTAGGGTTACTACTTTAGAGGAGGCGAATGTTGTTCAAGAAGGGCTCATTAACCATCTTCGTACCGATCTCGATTCTAATGCCGAAAGGGTAACCGTCTTAGAAGTTGACCTCGCGGATAACGCTTCTAGGGTTACTACTTTAGAGGAGGCGAATGTTGTTCAAGAAGGACTCATTAACCATCTCCGTACAGATTTGGATTCTAATGCCGAAAGGGTAACCGTCTTAGAAGTAGACCTTGCGGATAACGCTTCTAGGGTGACTACTTTGGAAGAGGCGAACGTGGTACAAGAAGGACTCATTAATCACCTTCGTACCGACCTAGATTCTAATGCCGAAAGGGTAACCGTCTTAGAAGTAGACCTCGCGGATAACGCTTCTAGGGTTACTACTTTGGAAGACGCGAACGTGGTACAAGAAGGACTCATTAACCATCTTCGTACCGATCTCGATTCTAATGCCGAAAGGGTAACCGTCTTAGAAGTTGACCTCGCGGATAACGCTTCTAGGGTTACTACTTTGGAAGAGGCAAATGTTGTACAAGAAGGGCTCATTAACCATCTTCGTACAGATTTAGATTCTAATGCCGAAAGGGTCACTGTAGTAGAGATTGACCTCGCGGATAACGCTTCTAGGGTTACTACTTTAGAAGAGGCGAACGTGGTGCAAGAAGGACTCATTAACGATCTTCGTATAGACGTGAATTCTAACGCCGAAAGGGTAACCGTTTTAGAAGTTGACCTCGCGGATAACGCTTCTAGGGTGACTACTTTGGAAGAGGCGAATGTTGTTCAAGAAGGGCTCATTAACCATCTTCGCACAGATTTGGATTCTAACGCTGGAAGGGTAACCGTCTTAGAAGTTGACCTCGCGGATAACGCTTCTAGGGTTACTACTTTGGAAGAGGCAAACGTGGTACAAGAAGGACTCATTAACCATCTCCGTACCGACCTAGATTCTAATGCCGAAAGGGTAACCGTCTTAGAAGTTGACCTCGCGGATAACGCTTCTAGGGTGACTACTTTGGAAGAGGCGAACGTGGTACAAGAAGGGCTCATTAACCATCTTCGTACAGATTTAGATTCTAATGCCGAAAGGGTCACTGTAGTAGAGATAGATTTGGCGGATAATGCTTCTAGGGTGACTACTTTGGAAGAGGCGAATGTTGTTCAAGAAGGACTCATTAACGATCTTCGTATAGACGTGAATTCTAACGCCGAAAGGGTAACCGTCTTAGAAGTTGACCTCGCGGATAACGCTTCTAGGGTTACTACTTTAGAGGAGGCGAATGTTGTTC